GAGAGATAGCGGATAGACTGGACTCTGTAGAATACGGGATTTGTTCCACTCCTCTACGAGGCGATCGGAAGAATTCCTCCCATTGGAAACGAGTCTGGCTGGAAAGGCACGGACTCCTCCCGGATCGAAGCGAGAACGTAGTTTTCGTGGTTCGGAAAGATAAATATGCGACGGAGGAAGACGGATCTCCCAACATTTTGATCGATGATAAACCTAAAAATATTCGTGCCTGGAATAAAAAGGGCGGAATTGGTATTCTCTACCAGGCTAATGAGAACAGTCTGGAAGACTTGAAAAGAAGCATTAATGATGCTTTGGTGACTGCATAAAGGGTGATTGTGTTATAAATATCTTCACATTCACCCTTTCCGTCTATTTTTGTTATGGATTAACCTAATTATCGCAAAGGAGCTTGCAATGAAATTATTCTACGAAAAAGCACTCTGCCTATCCTGGTAGGGTTTATCCCTTTTATATAATTAAGAACTATAAGTGGGAAGATGTTCACGGCATCTTCTCGAATATATAATATACATTCTAGAGGAATATGGAAACACGATAAAAAGAACCAAGTGAAAAAACATCTGTCTATTGTTACGAATACCGTGGATTGTTTTATCTCAATATTCGGGTGATATATGATTTTTTACTAGGAAGAATTTATGATACACAAAATAACTTTTATTCCACTTTTATTACCTACGGTCTTTCTGGTCGTATCGGTACTTGTCTGGGCAGGGACTGTATGTCCTACTCCAGATGATAAACCGAACCTGGTCAAAGCTAGAGAAGAACTAAAAAGCAAAAATACCGTAGCGGAAAATAAAGCTATTCTAACTTATAAACCTATAAATTCGGGGGAGCATTGGCGACCCGATGAGAATCTAACTGCTTTTATTAAGAGCATTGAGAATCATCCACTAGCGAATGGAAAAGCAAAATTGGTCAGCTATAAAGATTACGGTTATATAGCAAAAGGATATGGAACACGGGCTAAACACTTTAAGAAACATACTGTGGAAGAAGCCGAACAGATTATGATACACGAACTTAGGCTTAGTAACAAAGTCGTTGACCAACACGTTAAAATTAAACTTAATCAGCACCAGAGAAATGCTTTAGTTTCCCTGGTGTATAACATAGGACCATATGCTTTTAGAACTTCGGCAGCCTTAAAGGCGTTAAATGCCGGAGATATCGAAGAGTTTAAAATACAAGCATTTGATCCCAGAAAAGGATTTGTATGTGCTGGTGGAAGACACAACAAAGGACTTATTGTCCGAAGGGCACACGAAAAAGCAATCTGGGACAAAGGAAAGTATTATTCACAATTAATGTGACTGTGACCGAGTGGCTTAGGTAGTGGTCTGCAAAACCATTTACGTCGGTTCGAATCCGACCAGTCACTCCATACAGATCATTAGTGTTAATGGTAGCACGTTGGTCTCCAAAACCAAAAGTATGGGTTCAAATCCTATATGATCTGCCAAAAAAAGACTTGACAAAGACTTTAGTTTAATGTATAATGGTGAAAATTAATTGAAAAAGGTATTTAATTATGAGTGAAAAAAAGCTAAAAGTAGAAGTAGAAGAGTCAGCAGATTATGACAATTACCTAGGGGAAGTCAAGGACGAAAGTCTTCCGACTTCCCTTGGTGCTTTTATGGAGGATGGTGAAGACGGTATAAATGAAGAAGCGGATATCGAAGAGTGGAGGAAACACTGGAAGAATATGCCTTCTTTCACACAAGAACCGAACGAGCCATATTGTCGAGTTATTATGACCTTCAGAAACAAAGAGGATTTCGAGGACTTTCAAAAGAAGATCGGACAAAGACTCACGGAAAAGACCAAGACCGCTTGGCATCCCCAACTAGATATAACGGCTAATTCACTCCTCCGCTGGATGGAGGAAGAGAATGATTGACCGTATCTATATTCCTACAATACGAAGAGCCGACAATCAAATAACATTTGAGAGTCTTCCCAAAACATTACAAGAAAAAGTAGTTATGGTCGTAGAGCCTGGTGAACGCCATCTCTATAACTATGATTGTGAATATCTAGAACTCCCAGAAGATATCGTAGGAGATTGGTACCAGCTGGCTAGAACAAGACATTTTATTCACGAACACGCTGGTTCAATCAAATATTGTGTATCTGATGATGACCTAACTATACTGAGGAGAAACTCTAAGTATTGGACAGACAAATCTAATATGAATACCAGTAGGAGAGAAGCAACTCCTGCAGAAATATTACTTGCATTTGATAAGTTTAGCGACTGGCTAGACGAAGAAGATATCGGAATTGTGGGCTTATCTACAGGAGAAGCTCCACCAGCCGACAAAGAATATGTAGATACTAAAGGTGTTTTTGGAATGATTTTTATTGATGGAAGAATGCTGGCTCAGCACCTGGATGATATGGATATTACCGCTATCAGAGTAGCAGAAGATGTCCTGTTTATCTATGAATGTCTATCAAGAGGAATCAATACTCGGCAGTCTACAGAATGGATGTATGCGAATGGATCGCTGAAAAAAGATATGCAGAGTACAAGAGTTATATGGACGGATATGCACAAGGTTCAACCGAAGGATCATTTTCAGACGGACGAGCATTATGGTGCCCTCGCCTATATACAACATAAGTTCCCAGAAGGGATTAAAATTTACGAAAAAGATGGTAAACGTAAAAATACTAAATACTGGAAAAAGGTTTATAAGCCTGCCCAGACAACTTCATTAAGCGAATGGATGTAAATAAACATTACCCCAAATATCCTTTGTATATAGCATCCAAAGGACGGGCTGACAGTATGATTACTTCTAAGAGTTTATCTCGGATGAAGATTCACCACTATATTTCAATTGAACCCCAGGACGAAGAACCTTATGAAAAAGCCCTTGATAAATTTAAACTTCGGCCGTATGCTAAACTTCTTTTACTCCCTTTTTCTAACCATGGTGACGGTCCGGGTCGTGCTAGAAATTGGTGTTGGGATCACTCAAAAGATGTTCTAGGAGCAGAGTGGCATTGGGTGATGGATGATAACATTGCCGACTTCTATAGACTCCACGAAAATTTCAGATACAGAGTAGAGAACGGAGCTTTGTTTAGATCCTGCGAAGATTTTTGCGATAGATATGAGAATGTGCAGATGGCTGGACCACAGTATCGATTTTTTATAGCACCTAATCAAAAATATCCTCCGTATGTCAAGAATACACGAGTATACTCTTGTAATTTGATCAAGAATTCAGGAATACATCGATGGAGAGGTAGATATAACGAAGATACAGACCTATCACTAAGAATACTCAAAGACGGAGATTGTACAATTCAATTCAATCATTTCCTTCAAGGTAAATGTGCGAATCAGACTGTAAAGGGTGGTAATACGGAAGAATTCTACCACGTACAAGCTACAGATAATGAAGAATTCCAAGAGACTGGATGGAATGCTGAGGGTACTATTAAAAAGAGCCAGATGCTGGTAGATATGCACCCAGATGTATGCAGAATCGTATGGAAATATAGGAGATGGCACCACTATTGCGATTATGGTCCATTTAAGAAGAACAAGCTGAAATTCAAGAAAGGGTTACAGCCGATTCCTAAAGGCGATAATAATTATGGGCTTGTCCTGACGAATACCGACAAGAAAGGTAATAGAGTATGATTAGAAGTGTTGATTGGGTTTGTTTTAAGGAAGGAGTAGACAAAGAGACTTGCGAAAAAATGATAAATTTAGCAGAAAGTAAGTTGCCTAAAATATCTGACAAAGAAGAAACATACGATAGGCATATCGAAAACTACGAAGATCAGGAGAAAACTGATATTGCTTGGTGCAATGAACAATGGATATATGATCTTTCTTGGAGCTATATGGATCAAGCAAATGATCAATCTGGTTGGAAATATCATATTCAAACTGCTGAAAATATGCAAATTGCTCGATATAAAAAAGGTATGTTTTACGATTGGCATCCAGATGGAAAAGGAGATCATTTTTCTGCTTATAAGAGTATAATTAATCCAGTAGTACACAACCGTGTTAGAAAATTATCGATGAGCATTATTTTAAATGATAATTATGAGGGTGGAGAATTTGAATTTGCTACATTTCATCGTCAATCAGAGCATATGGAAAAAACGTGGAAGGATCGTCCTGCTCCTGGCTATCTAATTCATAGTCCAGAAACTAAACAAGGATCAGTTATTGTGTTTCCTTCTGATATGTGGCACAGAGTTAAACCTATAACAAAAGGAATTAGATATACATTAGTTATTTGGTTCTT